ATATGCGCAGAAGGCATCGAGGAAAAAGAATGGCTTCTGAAAATGAAAGAAATGAAGGTTGATTATCTGCAGGGATATTATTTTGGAAGACCATGTGGAAAGAAACAGTTTCTGCAGCAATATGCCAGTGGCATCAACGTTAAATAAAGAGAGTAACGAAGACAGAGGGACACTTTTTATGACAAAAGGAACGTCCCTATAAAGACATTCTCCCTTGTCTGTGTTATAATAATGTGTAATTTGTATATTTACAGATAGAAAAGGGAGGAGTTTATGTTTCATTATTTTTTACAGATGAATTTTGCAACGATCTTAATATCCGTATTTATGTTGATTTTCGTCAATGTAAATCCTGTATTTCAGAGAAAGATAATTCGGTTGTTTTCCATTGCGATAAGCTCAGTACTGTGTCTGGTTATCGTTGACAGTATAGAATACTGGTGTGCGACACTTCCGTATCCGACAATGCTGCGTGTGGCAGTATCTATTATTGGGTATGCGCTTAGACCAACCAATATATGCTTTGTGATCCTTCTTTCCTGTGGTAACAGAGTGTCGCAAAAGTTTAAGAAATTTATTGCGCTTCCGGGAATTCTGAATATGTTGATCGCTTCCACTGCGTTATTTTCAGGTGTTTGTTTTTCATACTCGGATAAGAATGAATTTGTGCGGGGGCCACTTGGATATTCGGCATTTGCTGCCTCCGGTTTTTATTTAATTCTGTTGGTTATCCTGACTAATAAGTTATATAAGATGGAGCATACATACGAATCGCTGATCGCAATTTTCATTGCGGTGACGAACACGATAGCTGTCATTCTGGAGGCGTTTTTCCATTATGACGGACTCATCAATACCACGGGAGCTGTGAGTGTTGCATTTTATTATATGTATTTGACGACACAGCAGTTCAAGCGAGATCCACTTACGCGTGCGCTCAACCGTCGGTATTTTTATCTGGATGCGGATCGTTTGATGCAGAGCAAATGTCTGACAGCGGTAATTTCCATTGATTTAAATGATCTGAAGAGATTCAATGACGAGAATGGCCATGCGGCTGGGGATACGGCTTTGTGTACGATTGTAGCGTGCATTCAAAATATACTGCCGAGAGGATGCCACCTGTATCGAACCGGTGGTGATGAGTTTATGATCTTATGTTCACGGGTTTCCAAAGATGATGTCCCTGCTCTGATCGATCATATGCGGAGGGAGCTTTCTAAGACTCTTTATTGCTGCGCCATTGGTTTTGCCACGCCGGATGCAGACGAGGATTTTGAACATATATGTTCTATTGCAGATGCAGCCATGTATGCAAATAAAAAACAATTAAAAGGCGAAGATACGATTCGCTAGTAATTAAAGTAGCAGAAGATAACTATCCACTTGAGGAAGATACAAGATTAGCAGAGCCTTGTATGCTGTCAGCAGACAAGAGACTTACTTGCGAGAGCAGACTGGACATTTAGCCCAAGCAGTAAGGTAGATCTGATCGTGCAGAAGGCTATTATAGATAAGCAGTATGATATTATGCAGCTGAATGTGACCTTATTTAAGTACACGAATGAAATTCTTGGAGTATAGAATTTACAAGTAAATATTGATTAGTAAATGTTACGTCGGTACTCACATAGTATCGACGTTTGTTTTTTTATTTTAAAAGTGTCGCCGGGACAGCGACCATATAAAGATGCCATTCAATTATACTCATATTGTAACAGAGAAAGAGAGGCGCCGGAGTAATCCGGGGATTGGAGGCATATATGTACGGAGCAATTTTAGGAGATATTATTGGAAAGTTCATTAAAACCAGAGTTTTCTATTGAATATACGGTAGCTGATGTAGAAATTGGAGGGAAAAACGCTGGTTTTTCCCTTTTTTATTTAGAGAGGAGCACAAATGGGAAAATCTGCAATTTTGAAGAAGATACATAATGCTGCGAAGAATTATCAGAGATATTTGGCTGGAAAAACTTTTATGTATGTATATGAAGAAAAAGCATTGAGGTAGTTTTCAAAAATTCCTCATTTTTACATTTAACTGGCGTAAATACGAAATTAAAGGCAAAAGAGTTTTATAAACATGCGAAAACTAAGAAAGGATTGAAAGTACAAGAGTTTTTCTTTGATAAAAATCATCCGTATGATCTGGCAGAAAAAAGACGGATCATTTAGAGGATTTATACAGGATTACGAATATGGAAGTTTTGATCACAGAGGATGTAGTTACCATTACAGCAAATTACAAGATAGGTATTGCAGATTTGCAGTTTATTTTATTATGCGGAGAAAATAGAGATAAGCACGGAAAATTGATTGATGATTGTCTGGTGCCATATTCCTTTCGGATAGAAGAAATCGGAAATGAAAAGTTTGGAGAGTTATATGAAGTGGATTTCATTTTTTGTAAGCAGACCAATGAATCAAAACACATTGAGAGAGCGTTTTGCTTGAGCCATGATAAGTTGGATGTATGGCAGTGGTCAGAAAAAGTATATTCCTTTGTGCATGATATAGAAAAAAGCGATGTTGACAAAACAAGAAGCCGCATTATACAGCAATATCGGAATCAACAAGCTTGAAGAAATGTTAAAAGTTCCAAATTGTCCATTTGTTTTATATGTTGAAAAGAAAAAGCTGACAAATCAAAGGGGATTTGAAGAATATTTGCCCAAGCAGATCAAAAGATTCGATTTTACATTTCCCCCCTTTTATGCTATGATTAAATTTGAGTTTTGTGGCTCATTTATTAAGAAATCGACCAGATTGCGGATGCTTTGAAAGTGGTTTAATTTTTTTTGCTCTCAAAAATTGGTACATGATTGGTACGTTAACCAAAATTTTTGAGGGCAGAAAAATTGCTGTCTCGAAAAATTGGTACATAAACGAGATGCCAAAACCCGCAAGCACCGTAAAATCAAGGTTTACAAGAAAGGAAAGATAGAAAATGAAACTAGGAATTGTGATATTACTGCCAATTTCATGTTTCTGTTCATATTCCTATGAAAACTCATAAAGCTATATATTATCAGCGATTGGGCGAATTTAATGTAAAATATATACCTATGCAAATTTATATATAATCATAGATAAATTGTGTAGTGATTGTGTAGTAGATTAGAGCCTTGATTCATATTAAAAGTTAATTTTGATTTAGTTCGCGACAGCTGATATTTATTTCGGATGTACATCTTTGATATTTCATTAAAAATATATATTATTCTTTGGGAAAAATTATCTTGGTTACCAACTGGTTGCCACATTGTCCCCATATGGTTGATTTTTGGTTGCATAAGTAGTATAGATTAGTTTAGTATAGTAGAGGTTAAGATAAGAATAGGGGAGAGAAGAATAGAATAGTATAGGGGAAAACGGAAATCGAAACAAGAAGAACTGTAATTGCCAGCACAGAGAAATTTAGGGATGGTATATTTTTTGTTTATGCTTGCATTCTGTTTGGAAATCTGTTATTGTAAAGTTACTCCGAACAGTATAGCTGATTCGGGCAAGTGATGAGCTTGGTTTTGAGGAAACTCGGTGAGTTATGAAGAATAGATCTTATTCGTAGAGGTCTATTGTTTATAGCTCTTTTTTTATTTTATGGAGAATTTAAAGGTGGTGAATGTTTATGGGCGGTAAAGGTTCTGGGAATAAAATGGTGGCAAAGAATCAAGCATGGAAGAAGTCCCCTGTGATTGGAGACAATGGCATTACTGCTACGAAAGAGGAAATTAGCAAGATAACAGCTCATGCTCTGGAAATTGCTCTGTGGGATGAGATAGATACCAAGGATCCGGAACAACTGAGGGATAGAACGCTGAAATATCTCCAGTATTGCATTGACAACAACATTAAGCCTGGAAATCTTGGACTGTATAATGCATGGGGCTTGACGAAAGGCGAGGTTAGTAATATTCAGCGTAGGGAGCCCAGCTCGGCGCGCACTGGCGTCATTAAAAAAAGCCGGCAGATTATGTCCCAGATCCGGGAGCAGTTGATGTCCGATGGAAAGATCAATCCAGTTACAGGTATCTTCTGGCAAAAGAACTGGGATGGCTTAAAAGACCAGCAGGAGGTTGTTATTGAGCCGCGGAGACAGGTGGAGGCAGACCAGACACCTGAGCAGGTGCAGCGGATGCTGGAGCAGGACATTCCAATCGATATGGAAGAACTTGAAAATGGCGGTTAATCATATCAAAAATTGTATATAAGACGTTCTAAATGAAAAATGAAATGTGATAAAAACACCGTAAAGGCGCATAAAATAAGGGATTGTTGGCGTTTTCACTCTGTTGAATAAACAAGAGTTTATCACAGAGAGCTGCCGGCGAGGCGTGATAACGATCAATTTGAACGATTGTACAGAGCTGACCGGAATGCAGCAGAGAAAACAGCAAACAAGGGGGGCGGGGGTTGCAGGGAGAGACCCCAGACGCCTACTCAGCCCCACGAGTAACGAAAAAACAAAAAAGACCTGATACGAATGGAGGGAGAATATGTTTGGAAGGAAGAAGCGGCATATAAAATTTCTGGAGTCAGAGAATGAAATCTTGAGGGAGAAACTGCGTAGTGCTGAGAGATATGCCGAGTATTTGGAACATGGGGACTTTACAAAAGTAGTGTTGCTGAATCCAGATTCTGTTAAAGATGGGCAGATCGTGGTTACCGCTAAGGAATTACGAAAGGCGGCAGAATTGCCTTTGCGGATTATCCCGTATATATCCGGAGACAGATATCTGATGCGGGTTCTTGAAAAAATTTAAAAATAAAAAAGGCGGTATGCGATGTGATAGTCTTAAAAATATTTACATTAGTATTCAATGGTCTGATGGCATTGTGGATGATATGCCTCGACTGCAAAGAAAAGGATGCTGCGGTCAGTGTTGGAATGAAAATGCTGATCTTAGGGTTTGTTCTGACGATGGTGTATATAATTTTTAATTAACAGAAAGAGAGGAAATGAAGATGAAAAAGAGAATGATGGCGGTACTGCTCGTGGTAGCAATGGTGTTCACGTTGGCAGGATGCACAGAGGCAGATAGAGTGTCCGAGAATGTCTCTCAGGAGGCAGATAATTTCAATGTGCTTCGCCGGCTGGCAGTAATCAATTCCAGAACCGATAAGGTGGAATTTGAATTGATCGGTGCATTTTCACTGGATGTGGAAAGCAAGAATAAGATCAACGTGGTGTGTGAAATGAAAGATGGCTCTTATCGAAAACATATCATTGGGCTGAACAGAGAGACAATGTATGTGGTTGAGGACATCGGCGGCGCCAAGGTGAATAAGTACAGATATGAGGTCAACTACATACCGGAATCTATTGTACCAATCACCATTACAAACAAAAAGTAACACACTGCCTGATCGAAGGTTGATCACCGGAATATAGTTCAATGGTAGAACGCTTGATGATCAGAAGATGCAGGTTCGATTCCTGTTATTCCGGTTTGCTGTCGTTGTGATTCTTGCAGTAGACAGCGTGCCATATACATATATATGGTCTCCCTCCCCGTAGCAAGTAGCTGTGAATGTGTGTCGGAAGCACAGCGGGGATTATTGATAAGGAGCAGGAAAGGGGTGGTATCTACGGTAGTAACAAAGCACGCAAGGTATCGTATGAAGCAGAGATGCGGCGTAGGGAAGAGATCAGCTCATCGTATGGCTGAAAAGGTTTATCGGCTGGGTGTACGACACGGGGAGACGTCCGGTAATCTGCGGAAATGGGTGGATGCTCAATATTTCTATAATCGGTCAGCAAATCAGATCCGGCTGTATGGAGATAAAGCGTACATATTTCACGATGAGAAACTGATTACTGTGATTCAGATACCACATAACCTTGTTCCGGAAGTACAAGCAATTAGAAAATTTAAAGAAGAGAAAGGCAGGGAAAAACATGAATCAGATCGAAGAACACAAGAAGCTGGTTGATTTTGTACATGACGTATATGTGCGAAAAAATCACGATTATGGTGACAGCTTTGGCAGATCCTTTAAAAAATATGGAATTATTGCTGCATTGGTCCGTATGGAGGATAAATGGAACCGGCTGGAGAATCTTGCCGATGGAGCAAAGCAGAAAGTGATGGATGAAAGCATCCGGGATACCTGTCTTGATCTCGCAAACTATTGTCTAATGACAGTAATGGAGTTAGATAAAAATAAATCTGTGGAAAATCAGAGGGCATATGAAGAACAGGTGAAAAGTGAGACTGCACAAGATCACATTATTTGTGATGATTTTGTGGATGAAGTTCATGAAGCTATTGAAAAGGACGAAGTTAAAGCCATAATACCCGAAAAGTTGGAAAAAGAGAAAAAGCCGATTGATGAGGGCAAGGTGATGGCTCTTTATAAGGCAAAATGGTCACAGAAAAAGATCGCAGATGAGATGGGATGCTCACAGGCGAGGATTTCGCAGATCATTAGGGCGTATAAATAGATTGAGAGGAGTTACAACAATGAATAAAGAACTATTGTACAAAGCAAATAATTTGATACATGATATTGAAACAATATCGAAGGTTATTGATGAGAAAGAAAATAGTCATCATTGGATTACAGTAATAACGCCGCATCATAAAGATAGTTATTATTCATGCAGGTTTATGGATGAATTAACTGAGTGGATGAAAAAGAAAAGAGAAGAATATCAAAAAGAATTTGAACAGTTGAAATGAAATTGATGTGTCGAAATTTGTCGGACGAAAATGGTTCTTTGACAATTGAATATTGATGGTTGCTATGATAAAATTCTTCTATCACTAAGAAAGGGGGAGCGTGTCGAATGGAATGTTTGCGTTGCAAAGCAGAAATGAAACATTATAAATTCAATGGAAATTTTGAAATTTATGGAAAAGAGCATGACCCTGGAAATGGGTATGCAAGGCGACAATTACCACATAATCCGCATAGCGTATATGTATGTGAAAAGTGTGGATATATGGAATTAAGTACAAAAAACTGTGAAAACGAAGATATATAATGCTTTACCAACCATCAATATTCAATAACGAATAGGTGGTTGGTATTTTTTATGCACAAAAATAATGAAATGAGGTGAACAGAATGGATGAAAAGAAATTTGGAATGAAAATAGCCTATCAGGGGGTAAAAGAAGAAATGGAAACAATAATTGCAGAGCTTGCAAGAAAAGGAATTGAAAAGCCAAAAGGCTTTAGTGCCTTGGAACAGTTTGTAGAGGACAGGCTTTCGGAGTGTAAATAAGATAGTAATAGTTACAAATAGGTTGGTGTGATACTTCCGACAGATAAGCCATTTCAGATTGTGCAATCCCTTGTCGTGTCAGAAACTCCTTAATTAGCTGATAAAGTCGATGAAGCACAGCAGCCAACAGACGGAGGTTACCTAGCCGTGATGAAGTAGGTTCCAAGCATATGGACGATGGTAACTTGGGTAAAATGCCATCGCAAGCAGAGTTCCCATAAAGGTATTGGAGCAGATTGCTAATCTGTCGATCGTTAATTCGGCTTGTGGGTTCGAGTCCCGCACTCTGCGTTTATTTGGTCAATGATATGCTGTCAGTCAAACTGATGGTCTATGTCAGGGTTGAATATGTTGATATTTCCGCCGCATAAATGGCTTGCGGTGTTTACCTGAAAAAATTACAGGCAGATTTGCAAGGGCATCTCTGCTTTGGTGGAGGTGTCTTTTTTATGTCAGAAAGGAATAAAGAGCTCATCCGTGGCTTGCATCGGAAAGATCTGACCAAAATTAAATTTGCCAGTGCATTGCTTGATATGGCAATCGAGGAGAAAGAGGATGATCTGGAGTATGCATTGCAGCAGGCGAAAGAGGTTCAGCGGATCGCAGCAAGGCAGAGTCGTAAAGAGAACAGCATCGCTTTTATGAATCTGTATTGGAAAGCTACGTTGATGCTGGCACCGTATTTCTTTGTGGATTTTTTGTACTACATGGAGAAGGACCGGGCTCCGGAAAAAAGATTTTATATGCCACGTCGGATGACCTTGAAGGTGGTTGTGGATGATCTGCAGGATTTGGAAGATGGCAAGCTGGATTTTTATGGGTTATCCATGCCTCCTCGTGTTGGCAAGTCCACGATTTGCATTTTCTTTATGGCATGGGTTATGGGAAAACGACCGAACAGTCATAATGCAATGTCAGGGCATAGTGGAATTTTGGCAGATGGATTTTACATTGAAGCACTTAACCTTATGGAATTGGATGTACCGGAGGAGAAAAGGCAGTATCATTTTGCAGATATCTTTCCGGTGGCTTTTTTGCAGAAGAAGTCGGCGGAGAAGAAAGAAGTTACATTGAATGATCCGGATCGTTTTGCCACATTAACCTGTCGTGGTATTGATGGAACGTGGACAGGCGCAGTTGATATTTCCTGGGACGGTTATCTGTATGTTGATGATATGGTTCGTGACAGACAGGAGAGTTTATCTCCGTCACGATTGGAGGGACGGTATCAGGATTATTTGAATCTTTTGGTGGATCGTAAAAATGATGGAACCAGGGAATTAATGGTCGGTACTCGTTGGAATGTTTTGGATCCACTTGGAAAAGTAGAGAAACAGTACAAAGATAATCCAAGATATAGATTCCGAAAGATACCGGCACTTAATGAGAATGGGGAGTCCAATTTTGTTTATGACTATGGCAAGGGATTTTCAACGGAGTATTTCTTGAATGTAAAGAGTCGTTTAGATAAAAACGAATGGGAGGCGAAATATCAGCAACGCCCATTTGTGCGTGAAGGATTGCTTTTTCCAGAGGATGAGCTGCAGACGTACAATGGAGTGCTTCCACCGGAGAGCAGTATGATCCGTGTATTGGCAGCCTGTGATGTAGCCTGGGGCGGTGGTGACAGCCTGTCGATGCCGTTTGGGTACGAATACGATGACGGATATATTTACATTCCGGATTGGATTTTTAACCGGGGGGATAAGACCGTAACACAGCCGCTTGTGGTTGGAAAGACATTGCATCATAAACCGCAGATGGAGCATTTTGAGGCGAATAACGGTGGTGATGAGTATGCGGACAAGATTGATGAAATGCTTCAGAAGGAAGGATATAAATGTAGCATATCATCCAGCAAGGCGCCAAATACCATGAGTAAGCTGGCGAAGATCATCCAGTATGCACCAGACGTCAAGAGGCGGTGCAAATTCCTTGCAGCCAATAAGAGGGACAAGGAATATCACGATGCGATGGATGAATTGAATATGACTGTTCAGATCGGTAACAATGATCACGATGATGCAGCAGATGGAATTACGCAGTTAGTAATGCTTGCAGATGGAGCTACCGTTTGTAAAGCAAATGTATCACAGAGAACATTTTAGGAGGAATGCACATGACGAAGGATATTTTGAAACAGTACCGTTATTTGTCCGAGGTGATCCGCAAGGACGAGGAGAAGCTGCAGCATTATAAAGATAATCCGCCGGAGGCATATCTTGGAAAGGTGCAGTCTTCCAATAAGCAGTTTCCGTATCAGAGAATTTCAGTGACGGTATCCGGCTGCGAAGTTAAGGACAGGAAATACTGGAAGGACAAGCAGTATGAGTTGATTGTGAAACTGCATAATGAACGGATTGAGCTGGAGAAGTTGCAGTTGGAGGTTGATATCTTCCTGACGACCATTTTTGACAGCAGGGATCGTTTGATCTTCGAGTATCTTTATCGGGATGGTATGACACAGCAAGAGGTGGCGGACAAGCTGTATTTGGATCGAAGCACCGTGTCGAAGGTGGTGGACAGGTATATTAAGTAGAACCTGAATTTTATATTGTTGCGGGAATTTATTTTATATTGTATAATTTAATAAAATAAACGAGGAGGAATTACAATGGGAGAATACAATAATGGAAATCGATCTAGAAATGACGGAAATAGCAGACCATTCACAGAAAGTACAAATAATGAACGAAGCGGGCATTTTGGACATTCCGAAGTAAATAATAATGGAAATGGAAGAGTTGTAACTACGAGCCAAGAAACGAATGGAACTCCACCTAAACAGGGAGAGTAAAATGTTTGATAATATATTTAATATGATTGACGAAATTCCCAATTATATATCATTTATATATCCTGGATTTATAACAATATGGCTGTTTTGCTTTTTTAGAGGAAATAAATTCAAGATGAATAAGTATATAATGATGTTGTCAATAGGAATAAGCTTCATTTATATCTTTTGTACAGAAAATTTTATTGTGGAATTTATAAATAATACATTAAATGTTTCATATATTGCATCAAATGTAAGGGATTTTAGATTTAATATTATTTTGTTTGTTATTGCGGTCATAATTCCGTATATTTTAAGCCAGATTGTTGCTTGGGATAAATTTGATAGTTTTTTACAAGAGATGAATATCTATACTTCTGTACAGCAAAATGAGTTTGATGCATTGCAATGTAATTATAATAATGCAATTTATATAACGGTTTATTTAAAAGATATGAATGTTGCGTATTCGGGATATCTTAAGCAAAAGGATATGGATAATGATTCGAGAAGATTTATCTGTTTGTGGCAGTACAGGAAGTTTAGAGTAATGCAAAATGGTAAATTAAAAACGATGGATGATCATACAAATGATGATAAAGAACGAGTGGTAGTGTATTATGATGAAATATTACATTTTGAGGTTGCTAATATAGATAAATGACATTTTTCACACAATTCACACTCAAATAATGCTAATTTAATAGTATGAAACAGTATCAGAGAGCCAGACGGTCTATGAACCGCCGTGGCTCTTTTTCTATGCAGAAAGAGGTGGATTGTCGTGCAGTTTGGAAGAAAGCAGATCTATACAGATGTGATGCAGATTACGAAGGGTAACGTGGTGAAGGTGCTTCGGGATGCACTGGTGATCCATGAACAGAATAGATCGGATATAAAATTTCTGTTGGATTATGAGCGTGGTCTCCAGCCGATTGATAATCGAATCAAAGAGATTCGGCCGGAGATCAATATCAAGGTCAAGGACAATATGGCTGCGGAGATCACAGAGTTTAAGTTGGGGTACGAATGGGGATCGCCAATCCGATATGTACAGCGAGCCAACAAGGGAATCCGGGAAAATAACAAAGATGCGGACAATGTCGGTATTGCAATGCTCAATGAGATGATGGAGGAAGAAAACAAGCCATCTGCAGATCAGGAGCTGGCGAGGTTTATTGAAATCTGTGGAGTTGGATATCGGCTGATTAAGGCAAAGCCGGATCAGTATCGTTTTGGAAGTTCCGTTGTGGATATTCTCACATTGAATCCGATGAACACCTTTATTGTGTACACCAATGATGTGTACCGCAGGCCGATTATGGGGGTGTCATATATTACCGATCAGAATGGAAACTCCACCTATGGCTGCTATACTGAGGATACCTATTTTGAGGTAAAGAACATTTCTAAAATCAAAGGTGAGAGTAAACGAAAGAAGTGGTTTGTGTCAAATGGGAATGGTAGAAAGAACATACCGGCGGCAATTCCTATTGTGGAGTATATCAATGATTATGATCGGATGGGATGCTTTGAGCGTGTGATTTCGGAGATTGATGCCTTGAATATTGTAACGTCGGACAGAGTGAATGATATTGTCCAGTGTGTGCAGTCATTGCTGTGGGTACATAATGCAGAACTGCCGAAGGATGAGAATGGCAATTCTGCCGTCAGAAATGGAGCATTGATCGAAACGAAGTCTACCGGCAATGGTCATGATCCGAAAATGGCATATCTGTCCAAGGAGATGTCGCAGGATGGAATCCAAACTCTGACACAGAATTTCATTGATCGTATTCACGAAAAGACAAATGTGCCGGGACGCCAGGAACAGGGCGGAGGTTCTACCGGATCCGCAATGAGCTTGTCGAATGGATGGCAGGCTGCGGAGCTTTCGGCATTAAAGAAATCTCAGTTGACCAAGAAGTCAGAGAAAGAATGCATTCGCATTATGCTGGAGATTTTCAGCAATGATCCGGATGTACCGGAAGAGGTGCGAAACCTGAAACTGGCGGATATCGAGCCGAAATTTGACCGGAACAGGACATATGATCTGGCAACGAAAGTCAATTCCTGGGCAACATTGGTGCAGAATGGAGCAGATCTGCTCAAGGCAACGGAGCTGGCAGGTTTTACGACCGATGCTCAGCAGTTTGTACTGGATAGTGAGGAAATGGTCAATAAGATTCTGGACAGCAAATTGAAAGGGGCTGAGCCGGCAGACGTAGCACCGGAAGGGGAAAATGACAAACAGACGATTATGGATGGAAAGAATATGCCGGATATGTCAGATCAGCCGCAGGCAACTCCATTTGCCAATGCGTAGAGTGGAGGGATGAGCGATGGGATTAACAAATTTTGATGAGTTAAATACACTTTCAACGACCGAAACAACTAAGGATGACCGGCGGAAAGCCATCCGGAAAAAAATACCGATTCATGATTATTTCGAAAATATGCAGATCAGTGAGGAAGAGAAAGAAAAGCGTGTCCGTTTAGCAAATTTGCTGCTGGCGGATGTGCTTTTTTTATTTGCTTTATCCAGAAGAAATCGAGATACCCGGTATCTGTCGGAGACATTTCAGAAAAGATACCTTTCATCGGTGAAAAAGGTAACAGAGCCGGATCAGAAAATGCAGCGGTATATTCGGAAGGTATGTGACAGTATTGTAAAAACAACTTTAAAGAGTGGGCAGGATGATGGGAAGAAACAGGGAGAAGCCTTGACAGACAGCGATGTGATTAAGGTATCACAGGATTCTTATGCAGTTTCAATAGAACGCGCCACCAGTGTGGCGGAGAACGAAGCAAATGCCATTCTGAATGGAGAGGAATACAGCAATGCTGTGAAAAACGGCTGTACCAAGAAGAGGTGGAAGTCCTATCGGGATGAGAGAGTCCGAGCGGATCATGCGGATGTAGATGGACAGGTTGTCGATATCAGCCGCCCGTTTCGGGTTGGAAAATATATGATGATGTACCCGAAGGACGATTCTCTGGGAGCGGGTTTGGAAGAGATTGTGAACTGCCGGTGTTCGGTGGAGTATTTGTATTTAACGGGCGGATTTTTTGAAAAATATGAAAAAAGAATTCAGTCTGCAGAACAATATTATGATTCGATACGGAACAGAATCGATGATATAGAAAAAATATCGTATAATACGCATATATCATATACTGATGTTGAGATTGTAAAGAGACATGTTTTTTTAGAAAATCATATTTTGGATAATAATGTAGCTGTATTTGATGCAGATTACGATATGGCTGTTGCTTGGCAACGCTTAATTAACGGAACATATGAAGATAGAGATATTGTGCTTTTGAAACATGAATTGCTTGAAAGTCAGGTGGAGAAAGAGTATAATTTAAATTATAGAGATGCACATAATATTGCACAGAAAAAATATCCTTGGAGTGATATAATTGACCAGATGTTTGGAGGTGAGGGTGAAGATGTGGACCTCGATAGAATTATTCAAGAAGAGCGAAGATAAAGTGGTGTATGCATTTGGAATTGATGAATTAGATGGAATTATGGAAATTGATTTGGTAAACATAGAAAATTCAAAGATCGTTTGTATGCCGTCAAATGGATTGGTAGATAGGAGAACCGCCAATAATGCATTTGGTCTTATGTTGAATTTGTCACTGCGAGGAGAATTCCCAGCCAAGAAAACATATGCAACAGGTTGAAGGGTTATATACGCAAAGAAGGGATAGTAGTTATGAGATTATATAACGTATATTATTTATGTAAGATATCTATTGAAGGAATTAAAAAAATACAATATACCGGTAATAATTATACTAATAGAAATCATGATTATACGATAGAGGGGTGGACAGAGGCTAAGCAGTCGTATGAAATTATCGGGGAAATATCATTTTTGAAAAATGATGTTAAGCAGATAATGGACTATATTCCGGCGTATGTGCATTCAGATTTAAAACCGAGAGTTTCTGATCAAGTGGTTGATAATTTGAAAAGAGCTAATATTCAATTGGTAGCCAAATTGGATGCAATTATAGAATTATATGAATCTTTGGATAATGGAGATGCACAAGAGGGATTAGATGTGAAAATTCCTAAATGTGATTCATTCAAGGAATATATACAATATATGAAAGACATTGATTTTATATTTAGTCAGTGTCCATTCATTAGTCAGACGGATGAAGAGATTGTTTTTAATACTGTAGATGTTGGATCGATGTGGTTATCATTCTTTATTAAGGCTCAAGCAGGAAAACATCTTATATTAAGTACGCTTGCCAAGCTATCAGAAGTTGCCATTAAAATCAAGTCTAATTATAAAGTTACAAAAATGCAGGATGAATGGTTGGAGACAATGAGACAAAAGAATGATGTTGGGCAAGAGGTTATAGATGTTTTTAAGCAAATGAAACAAAAGATGTTAGATGATGCTGTGTCTGAGCTAGAGGGGGAGTGTGGAATTTCTTTGGAAAATGATGAAGACAGAGAAAGAGCAAGACGTTCTATTGATAAAATGGCTATATTGATCGACAAAGGTGTAGAAATATATTCAGCGATAGAGACACCACAGGAGATCAAAGTCATGTTTCCGTTTTCGGAAAATGCTCCACTTTTGCCAGAGGGATTGCAAAAGCTGATTGAGGTAAAAGAAGAGAATAATGGTAATGATACAAGTGAACAATAAAAAGAGCCGTCATGGCTCTTTTTTTGTTAAATGAGAAGTTAAAAAGGGAGTCCGTCTATAGGACGGTTATATTTGGAGTATTCTTTTTCTAACCATAACTCATAAAGATCTCGTTCGATAGTTTTATCATTTAAAAGCTTAAACATCTTAATCCAAGCTACAATGAAGTTTCTACAGTTTGTGTCTTCGTAGAACTCAAGGGAGAGAGGCGTGTTGGAGTGTTCATAATGTATTGTCTGGATAATAGGTACTAGAGAGTTATCATCCGAAGTATACGAAAATTCTAAAATTTTCACTAATGACCTAAATAGGTCGGAGTAAGTTGTTATAGTTCCATTTATGCTTTTGGTTTCAGATAATCCACAGAGCCAATCTATTGAAACGTTACATTCTTTAGCGATTGTGATAGCAACATCAAGAGAAGGCGATTTTCCAAGATTTTCATAAGATGAAAGGGTCGTTTGGGTGGTATGGATGTGTTCTGCAAACTGTACTTGTGTCATTCCTAGTGAAGAACGTAATTGTTTAAGACGAGACGAAAACGTTTCGGAAGACTTTTTAATCTCATCTTCATAGAATAAATCTAATAAATTGGATTGTCCTGATAATGATTTACTCATAATATACACCTTCTTTCTTTTTATTAAGTATACCATATTTGTATAAAGATAGTAAGTATATAAATGAGAAAAAGATAAAAAACAAATAAATAACACTTGACTTAATAAATAACAAAATATATAATTGACATTGGAACGGAGGTGAGTATATTTGGAAAAATCTGTAGGACTAAAGATTGACGAATCAATAATTAAAAAAGCTAAAATGCAGGCACTTAAAGACGATAAGACATTAAAGCGGTACATTGTTGATTTAATTATGGCAGACATTAAGAAAAAAGAAAAAGAGTAATCGCAAGATTTGACGGTCACACGATTACCCTGATAACAACCAATACAAAAGTATTGATAAACATTATTATATCTTACTTTTCGTGTTGGGGCAAGCATTTTTGAAAGGAGAGATATAATTTAATGCAGGGAGTATCAGAAATAACAATGCAGACACCGATAGAGATTGCTTTAGGTGTCGATAAGAATGGAATGACAACAGCGAGAAAGTTGTATGCATTTTTGGAATTGAGTCCTAGTAATTATTCAAAATGGTGTAAGACCAATATCACAGAGAATGGATTTGCAGAAGAAAATGTTGATTATTGGGCATTCGTACTTAATGACGAATGGGGTGGACAGGCAACAACTGACTATAGATTAACAGCTCACTTTGCAAAGAAGTTATCATGTAAAGGTAATGGAGCAAGAGCAGAGGAAGCAAGAGAATATTTCACAACAGTCGAAGAAAAGACAAAAGAAGAAGTTGTAAACAGAAGTCAAGCATCGCCACTTCTTCAATCTGTAGCTGGAATAATTGACAGTTTAATAAAGCAGGAAGCGGAACAAAATAGATTAAAAAAACAACAGGAGAAAATAGAAAAGAAATTAGATGTTGTCGTTGCTACATATGAGAAAAATGACAGTTCGGATGATTTTAAGCAATGGTGTAAGAACTGTGCTGGAAAGATTGCTAAATCTCCAAAGTTAGAACAGTTTTCCAGTAAGGAAGTGTTTGGAGTTATATGGAATGAAAGCTACCAGCGTCTTACAGAAAAAAGACCTTGCAATTTAAAGACAAGGTTGACTAATGAAAGAGGAAAGGCTTTTGAGAGAGGAAAATCATCGTCATGGATTAAGCAGCATATAACATATTTAAGTATAATAGCTGATGATAAAGACTTGAAGCCAGCGTACGAAAGTGTTATGCGAGAAATGATGATGGTATACTGTGTGGAATAGCAAAGATCCAGGAATAATAAGGAGCAATATTATGAACAAATCAGAAGAAAAGGTTTTGGAAGCGAGTGTTTTACTGGAAAGGGCAAGGGTACTATCAGCAATCTTGACGAGACAGTATTTTGGACAGGATGTAGCGACACCTGCAGATTTATGGAAAATTTCGGGATATTTTTTTGATGATGCAAAGGTGGTTGCAGAAACCATTACTGATATGGTGGGAGATGCGGAGGAACTGTTGAATCAAGTATTTTAACGAGACTTTTGGAAAGCCACAACGCTGATGGTAGCGTAGGAATATTGGAGTGACACAAAAGAGGAGTAGATGGCCTCGCCCAAATGTGGGGGCAAGGTATCTGCTCCTTTAAGATATCTCATAAAAAATACTATCACTGCATGGAAGCGATGTCAAATCTATGTATAGAAAAAACAGACTTTCACACAATTCACATTTCCCATATGTTATATTTGATACAAGGAGAAATCCGAAAATTTAATATGATCAATGAAAGGCGTTTATCTCACAGCAGAGGTAAACGTCTTTTTATTATGCGCTAGAGAAAGCGCAATACAAGTTTCGCGGACAATCAGAAATCAGAGAAGATTTTAAAACGCAATGATGATCAGAGAAGATCTGAAAACGCAGAAATGAGGTAGTGATATGAGAAAGAAAGAGTTTATCCCGATGAATTTACAGTTATTTGCAGAGCCTCCTGCAGGCGGTGACGGTGATGCTGGAGACACATCTGCGACAGGCGGAAAGTCTGGCGAAGGATCAAACAAAACAGATCCGGATGGCGAGGGCGATGACGATGTCAGCCTTGCAGAACAGGTGGCACAGCTTAAGGTACAGAATGCAAAACTGAAAAAGGCAAATGACAAGGCAACCAGTGAAGCGGCAAGCTACAAAAAGCAGTTGCATGAGAAGCAGACTGCGGAGGAGATTACTTTGCAGGAAAAGGCAGAGAAAGAAGCCGAGAGGGAGGAACAGTTCCAGAAGCTGCTTCGTGAAAATACAATTACAAAGTTTGAGAAGAATTTCCTTGCACTTGGATATCCTGCAGATCTGGCTGCGAAGGCAGCGGAAGCACAGTGTGATAACGACACGGATGAGCTTTTCAGCATTCAGCAGACTTTTATCGAGGCAAAGGAAAAAGCAATGAAAGCCGACTGGATGAAGTCTATGCCGAAACCACCGGCTGGAAATGATGACTGCCCGGTATCAAAGGAGCAGTTTAGAAAGATGAAGTATTCCGAGCGTGTTGCTTTCAAGCAGAAGTACCCGGAAATGTACAAGGAATATGTAAAATAATTGCATGAGATTATGGAGGTAAAAGATTATGCCAATGACGAAATTAGCAAATTTAGTAGATCCTGAAGTTATGGCAGACATGGTATCAGCCACTCTGCCAAAGAAGATTAAGTTTACACCGATTGCCCATATTGATACAACTTTAGTTGGTCAGCCGGGTGACACGATCACGGTACCAAAGTATGCATACATTGGAGATGCCGAAGATATTGCCGAGGGTGTTGCTATGGGAACCACAGTCCTGACAGCATCTACCACAAAGGCAACGGTAAAGAAAGCCGGTAAAGGTGTGGAGATCACCGATGAATCTGTACTTTCCGGTTATGGGGATCCGTTAGGTAATGCAACGGATCAGCTTGCAAAGTCACTTGCAGCTAAAATGGATAATGATGGCTATGATGCCCTGTGTACGGCTACTCTGGTGTATGATGGCACAGAGAAAGTGATTGCCTACAATGGAATTGTGGATGCGGATGCGAAGTTTGGCGATGAGTCTGACGATGCACTGGAGAAGATTCTCTTCATTCATCCGGATCAGGAAGCAACTCTTCGTAAGGATGCGGACTTTATGGATAAGAACAAATATCCGCTGGATGTGGTCATGAACGGAACCATTGGAAAGATTGCCGGTTGCCAGGTCGTGAAGTCCAAGAAAGTGAAGGTAGTGAAGTACGAAAAGGACAACGATGCCGGTACGATCACGATCGTAAAGGATGAAACTGCAGAGTCAGGAACCAATAAGCATCTTGCAACTATTGCAGCAAATTGTATTGATAAGCTGGCAGTTGGTGATAAGGTCAAAGCAGTTGATACAGAATTTTATGCCTGCCCGATCGTAGTTGTGGATACGGAAGATCCAAACGAAGATCCGGATGCTGATGGTGTAGATGTCAGCGAAGCAGCTCTGACATATTACATGAAGCGTGATATTATCATCGAGAATGATCGAGATATTCTGGCAAAGACAACGGTTATCACTGCTGACAAGCATTATGCTGCGGTACTTTCGAACGAATCTAAGGTAGTGCTTGCAAAATTCAAAGCGTAGGCATGGAGGTGTACTATGGGAATGTTACTTCGGAGATATCATAATGGGGATGGCAAACAACCATCCTCTGATGCTGTGGAATCCGATGAGGATATAGCTTCTGGTGATCAGAAAACAGGAGCCAGAAAGAAGCCAGGCAGAAAGCCAAAGGCTGCTACAGAGGAAAAGGAGTAGGTTATGGCTGATGAAGAGAAGAATGTCCTGACAGAAGAAACGCTGATCAATGAAATTCTGTCGGAATTGAAAATTGAATTGGAAGTAGAATCTGAGCAGGATATTCTTCTCTTGCAGTCAAAGATTAAGGGGGCTGTGCGGGAGGTAAAGCAGAAACGCAATTATGCAGGACGCTACACGGAGGAATATGTGGTCAATGATCTGCAGAACTACTTTTCCAATATCAAGAATCTTGCAATGTACGATTATGGCATGATTGGCGGTGAATTTCAGAAGTCCAATTCGGACAATGGAATTTCCGTTAGCTGGGAAAGCAGAGACAGTGTTTTTGCGGGTATTGTGCCGATTGCACAGGTCTATTAGAGAATTAAGTGGTACGCTTGGCGATTCCTTAGAATCTCTCCTTATGTCAAGCAGGGCGGTATCTATGTGGAGGTTGGGAGCGATACCAATTATGGGGAGAGATGTTTATGCGAAAGCAGTTAAAGAGAAATAAGCGCAAAATGTATTATGCTCTGTATGATAAGCAGATGCCGGTAGGCGATGATGTGCTGGAGTGTAAAGCCGGATACAAGAAGCCGGTGGCATTCCGGGCAAGCCTTAGTACGGGACAGAGCAATGCACAGGAGAATCCGTTTGGAACATCGGTGGATTATGATCGCATTATCTGCAGTACAGATATGGGTCTGCCAATTACGGAAACAACGCTTTTATGGATTGGAAAGGAGCCGTTATATCTTGATGATGGTTCTGTTGATCCGTCCAGTGCAAATTATAAGGTGGCGGCACATCCGTTGGATGGAATGCAAAGTCTGCGTATTGCTGTGAAGCTGATTGCACAAAGTGTTGTGGAAGATATGGAACAGGAAACAGATAACACTACCGGAGAGCCGGAGACGGATCCGGGTAGTGATTTAGAGGATTGGTAAAGGAGAGATTTATGGTGAAACAGTATATTGGTACAAAGATGATCAAAGCAAAACCCATGAACAGAGGAGATTACAATAAATACCGTGGCTGGAATATTCCAACAGATGAAAATCCGGCAGATGAGGGGTATTTGGTAATGTATTCCGATGGGTATGAAAGCTGGTCACCTAAGAAACAGTTTGAGGAAGCTTATAGAGAGTATGACAGTACAAAACTTCCATCAACAGTAATCCTTATGAACAGCAACGATTATAAGGATAGATTCAAGGCTGAATATAATCAGCTTGCGATCAGATATAAGGGACTGAAAACAATGCTTGATCAGTGGGATAATGAAACATTACCATTTGAACCTACTTGTCCTAGAAGTACCTACAATATGCAGATTAAGGCAATGACAGATTATCTTGCAGTTCTTGAAGCGAGGGCAGTTATGGAAAGCATTGAGTTGAATGCTGAAAAATAGGGTTCCAATACAACTCTTTTTGTCGTATAATGGCGATGAAAGGAGTGCGATGTGAATGAGGAAGATAAAAGGTATAATACGGAATGTGACAAGAATGGTATCAGGTTATATACGGAACGAAATGCAAGAATTCAAATCAACAAGATGGATTGCAGAATTGCTAAAGACTTTGTGTATTGCTTTGTTTTCTTCAATTATTACAACAAGTATATTGTATGGCATTAGAAAACAGTCATCGGGAGAAATGACTGGGGATGAATTGGAAAAATACATGTGTAATAAGGTGATTGAGTTATGCGAAAAAAAGTTAGAAGCTAAAAATGTTAAAGTAGAAATACCGTATGCAGGAGAATTTAGGCATTTATCAGATAGTAGAGTGATAGTTGGATATGGAAGTTACAATACAAAATCAACAGAAAAAGAAGGCAGAGTGATTGTTTTCTTTAAAAAGAAAGAAAAAATTTTATTAAATGATATTTTGGGAATTGAACCTTCATATACTATATCGTCTGCATATTTTCATGCGTCTGAGGCAGAAAAAGATTATTTAAATTATGTATCTTTAGAAAATGATGATTATGATAATGACGGAAAAAATGAAATTATGTTAAAGTTAAGAAGTAATTTTGCAGATAGAATTGATAATGTATATTTATTATTTGCATACTATGATAATAAATGGAAAATTGTGGAAAACGATACTAGAAAAATGTTAAAGTTAGTAAGCAAATCTACGAAAGATAAAAGGGGAGCATGTATCATAAATCTTGGTAAGGACAGACAAGATGGAATAAAAAAGAAAGTTAATATAAATTTACACATTGATAAATATGAATTTACTGATGTGATGAACAAAACTAAAAAATATGACATTTATGGATTATATAATGATGGATGCCTTATGCAATCCCAAAATCCATTAACTGGTGGTTGCGAATTTTCCTATAAAATTTCATATGGAATAAGTGGGTCATTTGATACAGGGGTATTATACATGATGCAACAATTTAAAAAAGGTAAATTATCATTTGAAAATAATTGGAATAATGGTTATCCAATGATTACTGATGACAAATTTGATTTTGAAAAGAGTAGTTGGAAATATTGGGGATATGATGGTAATATTGATGGAAATGTTTTTTATGGATTACAGTAGTAAGAGGGAGACTTTATGCCAACACAAATAAATTTCACCTATGACAGCCTCTCCTCCATTGATGCTGCCATAAAACAAATGCAGGCATACCAAGAACAGTTTACATATAAATGTCGTATCCTTGCCCAGCGTGTGGCGGAGATCGGTGTGGAGATCGCCAGAGTGAACATTGCGGACTTTGATGCAATCTACAGCGGTGAGCTGTTATCAAGTATTCGGGCAGAGTATAGTGGCTCTGTTCCGGATGGTGCAAGCTGGCTTGTGATCACGGATTGTCCGTGGGCGGCATATGTGGAGTTTGGTACAGGTATCGTAGGACAGGAATCCCCACATCCGGATACTTCCATTGTGGGATGGAAATATGATGTGAATCAGCATGGCGATATGGGGTGGTATTATTTTAAGGATGGCGAATGGCATTGGACAAAGGGAATGCCAAGCCGTCCTTTTTTGTACCAGACCGGTATGGATCTGCGAGAAAGAATAGAGGAGATAGCGAGGGAGGTGTTTGCCGGTGCTTAGCGTATGGAACAAGGTTAATAAGCGTATGATGCAGAGGTTGAAAACAGATCCGGATGCACCGTATCCGAAGTTGTATCTGACTTCTACGGATTCATCCAATGCACCGACACAGTTTCCGTGTTTGTATATCAAATCGCTTGGAGAACCCACGGCAGGCAGAGACTTCCAGAATACGCAGTGCTACATCACATCCACGATTGAATTACATGTCTATTCGGCGGCATCACCGAATGGCTCACAGACAGAAGCGAGAAAGATTATGGATGCAGCCGGGGATGTGATGCTCGGTATGGGGTATGAGCTGATTGTCGGACCATATCCGGATAACCGGGAGTATTTCCGGATCATTGCAAGATTCCGGAGGATTGTCGGTGATGGCGATAATTTGTAAAAAGAATATGCAATAAGAATGCCTTGGCATTTTTATGATAGAAACAGTTAATGAAAGAACTTCGATTTTCGAGGTTCTTTTTGTTTTGAAAAAAAGGAGGAAAAGCAGATGGATTTATCTACAATTGGTGTAAAGTTCGGCTGGGCTGTTGAGGAGACTGCCGGAACCAAGCCAAAGTCATTTACCTGGGTGAAGCGTTGCAGCAAGATTGCCGGTATCAATGTCACTAAAGATAAGATCGATGTGACCTGTTTTGAGGATAAGATCAAACAGTACATTGCAGGTGTCGGTGACACCGGTGGAGACTGGAATCTTAACTTCAATGGATCATCAGACTTTGTTACGGCATGGAACGCTCTTTTGGCAGCAGCGGAAGCAGGAAAAGAGGAGAAGAAGGCAACTTGGGCTGATATCTACATTCCGGGATTTGGTTCTTATTTTGTGAAATTTGAGCCGGGCGAGATTCCGATGCCGGATCTGGAGCCGGGCAATAAGCTTGATCTTCAGATTTCCAATATTATTAACGAATATATGGGATTTGGAGAAGCTATTGAGCCGGTAGCAGCGTAAGAACACATGATATGGGGGCGGGAAACCGCCCTTTCTTTGCAAAGGAGAGATTGACTATGGAGATTACAGTAGGTGGAAAAGTAATTACTTTGGAATATACATTTGAGGCGGCAGAACGTCATGAGTGTATTGATGCGGCAATGGATATTTTTGGTGGGACAATGACTGCGAAGATTGACAGTACTCATTCCGAGGAGATGCAGGTGAGAGATTTTCTGATGAGTCTTTCAGATCTGCCAAGGATGGCAATGGATATGTTTTATGCCGGATTGCTGGAGAATCATGGACCGGATGGTGACGGGATGATCCAGAGCCGGGCAGATGCCAGACATTTGTACAAGCAGTTTTGCAAGGAACATCCGGAAGATGAGAGGGCAATGTCTTATTATGCACTTTGTACTGCGATCGCTTCTCAGATGGAGGAGGACGGTTTTTTCAAACGGACCGGAATGGAGGACATTCTGGACAATCTGAAGAATGCGGCAACCACCAAGGGGACCAAGAAGCCGGCGGATCACAAGCGCAAGAAGCCAACCAAGGCTCAGAGAGCGGCGCAGGAAGCAAGGAAGGAACCGGTGAAGGAGAATCTTTCCGGAACCGAATAAGGACAGAGTTTCTGCCCAATGCCCTTTTATATGGGGTGCCATATGAATTATTCTGGCATTTGAATCCAACGAAGCTTAAGCCGTTCCGAGAAGCGTACCAGAAAAAACTGGAGGTGGAGGAGTATGGCAGATGGCGTAATGGTCTTTATGTTATGCGTGCCTTAAATGCCTGCTTTGGTGGAGAGTATCCGGAGAAGCCGCTGAGTTTTGGAACTGCGGAGGAAAGCCGGGAGCGGGCGGAACACGATGGCTATACGCAGGAAGAAATTGATAATGCGAGAGAGGCACTGGTGATGAATCTCCAGATTATGGAGGGACGAAACCAGCGGGCAAAGGCAAGAGAAGAGAGACAGCGATTGCGGGAGCAGTCGGTACAGGAGAGTGATTCTGAATAAGGTCACTCTCTTTTATTTTTGCATTCAGGAGGTGTTTGGATGGCAGCGGTAGATAGTTTGAATATAAAGGTTGAGGCATCCGCAAGAGGAGCAAATCAGCAACTTGACAAGCTGGTTCAGAAAATGATGGAATTGCGCCGTACGTTAGGAGGCATCCAGACCAATGAATTGAATGCATTTGCAAAAAGTCTGCATAATTTCAGTGATGCAGCAAAGGCAATGAGTGGAGTGAAAACCTCTGATTTTACTCGAATGGCAAAGGGGCTGGATCAGTTTGCAAATGTGCAAAAGATGGAAAAGGCGGCACAGAGTGCAGAGAAGACAGCAGATGCCCTGCAAAAAGCAGTATCAACCTCCAAGAAAGCATTGGGCGGCGGCTTAAAATTTGATTCGTCCGGAATCCAGGACATGCAGAAGTCTATCCATTCATTGTCGAAAGAATATGAGGCGGTCGGACAAGGAAAGAACTTTGCCGGTAATCTAACAGAAACACCGGTTATTCCTGTAAATACGGCAGAAGTAACCAATAGCAGTATTGCCGATGTGCAGGCCAACGTACAGAAGATATATCAGGCGATTCCGGAGGCAGCCCGGTATTCTGTGGAGGAATCTCAAAAATCCCTTAATGAGGCGATTGTAAAGGCACATGAAGCGGAGAATAGCTTACATGGATTTGACAAGAAAATTGCAGAAGCGAGAGAAAATCTGTCCAATGTAGAAAAATCTGGCGGTTATATGGGAACCGATAAGTGGGATGAGGCGTATGTTGCCCTGCAGAAGGTGGAGCGAGAGGCAGAAGAGTATAAGGCGGCATTAAATAAAAGTTCTTATGGACTGGCAGAAGATATCAAAGAATCAGACACTCTAAGCGAAAAGATTGATAAACTGCAGGCAAAATTAAAGGAAATGAAAGATGATGGCATCGGTTTTGGGGATGCAGGATTTGACCAAACCTATGTCCAGTTGCAAAAGGCATCTGATGAGCTGGAAAGATATAAAGCCAATTTGACCAAGACGGGGAACTCCCGGGGAGTGCTTGGACTGATTGGAGAAGGTTTTCAAGTGATTTGGGGCAAAGTTAAGGGGACCGGTGGTGCAATCGCCAACTTTGGAAAAAATTTAAAGGGGCTGGTGCCGGGCTTTAATGCATCGTCTTTATCGGCAGCAGGCTTGATCGGTAAAATTGCGAAGCTATATGTGGTGGTCCGTTCTTTGCGTGGTGTGGCGGATTATGTGAAAGATGCTGTGACATCTTCCATGGACTATGTTGAGGACTATGATTATTTTGATACTACAATGGGAAAAATTGCGTCCGAATGGGGGAAAGATTATAAAAAATATGGTTATAACAATGCCAAAGAATACGGCGAATCATTTAAGAAACGATTGACTGACACAATGGGAAAAATGACGGGATTTCATATGGAGAAAGATGGAACCTTGTCGGATACTAATAGTAAAAATCTTGGATTGGATTCGTCACAAATGATGAACTACGCTGCCAGTGTTGCACAAGTTACCAACTCTGTGGGAATGAGTGGAGAGGCGTCTACGGCTGCCTCAAAGGCATTGTCCATGCTTGCAGGAGATATGTCATCTTTTAAGAATGTAGACATGGATACAGTAATGAAAAACTTTTCATCAGGTCTGATGGGACAGTCCGAAGCATTGTATAAATACGGAATTGACATAACAAATGCAACATTACAGCAATATGCGTACAGTAATGGAATTAAAAAATCGGTATCTAGCATGTCCCAAAATGAGAAGATGCAACTTCGAATGCTGGCAATTCTTGATCAGTCTAAAGTTGCTTGGGGAAATCTGGCCAAAACAATCAATTCACCATCAAACCAGCTCCGTTTACTGCAGAATAGCTTTAAATCTCTGTCCAGAACGATTGGAAATATGTTCCTATCTTCAGTTGCGAAAGTATTGCCGTATGTGAATGGTCTTGTGATTGCAATCCGAAAATTGTTTGAGTGGACGGCATCTATGCTTGGGATAGATCTGAAAGATGTTATTGGTAATTCAGGTGGCGGATATTCCAATGTATTTGATGGCTTGGAAGATTCGGCAGATGATGCAAAAGATTCTGTTGATGATACTTCAGATTCTGTGAAGAAGCTGTCCAAGCAGCTCATGGGATTTGATGAGTTAAATGTGATCACGACCAACTCCAATAAGGACAAGAAAGATGATGATAAGAACAGCCAACCGATTGATCTGACCAGTCAGCTTTCTGACGCTTTGGGAGATTATGAAAAGGTATGGAATAAAGCGTATAACGACATGACATCCGATGCAGAAAAATTTGCCGGTAAACTGACGAAATTGTTCAAGGATGCATGGAACTCAGGAGACGGTACCGAGATTGGCGAGGCGATTGCCGGCTGGCTTAACAAGGGAATTGACTGGGTAAATAAAAACGTAGGGAAATTCTCGGATGGTTTAAACAAGATTGCCGGAATACTTGGAACCGCATTAAATGGATTTATTGGTGAATATAACTGGGCTGGCTTAGGGCAGGCTATTGGCAATTCCATTAAGGCTTGTTTGGAAGCAGAGGAGCATTTCTTTGACACGGTCAACTGGGTGAACCTTGGAAAAGGGCTTGCCACCTCATTGAATAATGCCATTAAAACCGGCGTGATCCAGCAGTATTTCAAGACAATGGCTTCGGAACTTAAGGCGGGCATTGAAACGGCTTTTGGCTTTGTGACTACATTCGATTTTCAGGGGCTGGGAGATGCAGTCGGACAGGGGATCAATGATTTCTTTGATAAGATGGGACAGGTCAATAAAGATACCGGTTTGAATGGCTGGCAGGAATTAGGTAAGACGATATCGGATGGAATTAAAGGTATTACAACGTCAATCAGTACAGCGTTGATCACTGTTAAATGGGATCAGGTTGGGCAGGCAATAGCAACTGCTATTGGATCTATTGATTTTGCCGGGATCGCTTGGGATTTTGGTGATCTTGCATTAAAAATACTGGGAGCGATCGCAGAAGCGATTCAAGGGGCATTTGCACAGTCGCCGGTTGAAACTGCAATCATTACGGCATTAGGATTCATCAAATTGTCTACGCTTACCACGAAGACCTTTGAAAATGCGGCAACCAAAATCCTTGAAGTAATGGGGACATCCTTGGAAAAAGATGAAACAGCACTTACAGTCCTTGGTGGTAAAATCAAAGGAGCAATTGGAACAGCGGTTGAGAAAATTGGCGAATTTACCACGGAAAAATTTATACCAATCGCAAAGAATATCCTTAGCAAGATAGGATCTGGAATGACATCTGCAGGAGAGGCAATTATAGATCTTGGCGGTAAAATCAAAGGAGCAATTGAACTGAGTATAGGGAAGATCAAGGATTTTGGGGCGAATTATATGAAGCCTTTGGCTGGAAAGATCATGACCAAAATAGCAACCGCTGTTGGAGCTGAAACAGCTACTGTGGGTGGAATTGCCAATGCGATTGGAACAGGTATCACAACAGCATTTTCACAGGTGCCGGGACTTATGACAGGCAGTTTGTCCGGACTGGCATCTGCAGGAGCTGCGGCAACAGCGGCTACGATAGCAACAACGCTTGTAGCAGCAGTGGCAGCAGTAGGAATCGGTGCTCAGGTTGGAAAAGCAATCGGTGATGCTCTGGTCTCTGAAGATATGAAACAGTATCAGGTTGATTGGAAGTATTCTGATTTTATTCATTTTACCGATGACGATTGGTCCGATTTTTGGCAGGCATTTGCCGACTGGTGGGTAGATGTTGAAGCTTGGGCTGCAGATAAGAAATTGACTATTAAGACAGAGGTAAAGGAAGCGAAAGATGGGGCAATTGCCAGTTTAAAAGAAAAATGGAACAGCATACAGGATAAGACCGCTACATTAATCGCCAAAGCAAAAGAAGGGGGAGCAGAGGCAATTAGCAAAATTAAGCAAAGCTGGAATTCTATCAAGAACAGCACGGCAGTTAAAACATTGAAGCAAACTGGTAAAAGTGCGATTGAAAATATAAAGAAAACGTGGACTTCTATTAAAGATGGAACTGCGATCAAGACTTTAAAGCAAAATGGAGAAAATGTGCTGAATCGTATAAAGAATACTTGGGATAGCTTCACTTCGAAGACTATTAAGTTGGATATTGTCACTGATCTGGTAAAGGGGGCAATTAAGACGGTAGTAGAGTGGATCAATAAGTATATTATTGGTAGCTTAAATAAATTGCAATTTAAGGTAGCAGGCAAACCAATAGGGATAAATATCAAAGAAATTCCTACACCGCGTTTTGCAGCGGGAGGTTTTCCGCAGCAGGGGCAGTATTTCCTAGCACGCGAGAATGGTCCGGAGCTTGTCGGTACGGTCGGAGGAAAAACAGCAGTTGCCAATAATACACAGATTGTGCAGTCGGTTTCGGATGGTGTATATAATGCATTGAATCCGGTTCTCACATATTTATGCAATGCAATTATTGCGATGGGAGAAGGACAGCAAAACGGACAGCCATTGTATGTGGAAGGTGTTTCGGAAGGAGATATCGTTCGTGTAACTACAAAGGCAAATAGCGATCATAAGAAACGCTTTGGAACCCCGTTATATACGTGATTGATGTGCCATATTATATCTGATGATATATGGAATGTATGATATTTTAGCAAAATTATATTGTAAGTCATTGTCGAAATATGGTATAATATGGCAAATTTAATTTATGGGAGGAAAATGTAATGGCACTCATTAAATGCCCGGAATGTGGGAAAGAAGTATCGGATCAGGCGGAAAGCTGTCCAAATTGTGGTTATGGGATTCGAAAAAATGTAAAAACAGAACCCATTGCAGAAAAAGAAGGAGGGTGGACGTCATCTCCAGCCCAACAGGTATCAAAAGCACCGGATATCAAATCTTTAAACACAAAAGAGAAAAATGAAAATAAGGAATCGCTACCTGTGAATAAAACGAAAGAAAAGACAGAGGATCATTCTATGAAAGGTTTGTTGTTCATCTTTTTCGGAATGTTTATAGGAACTATTTCTAAAATTTTATCAATCATATTGGTTGTTGTAGGAATTTATAATTTAGTCAAGACAAAGAAGAATGGATGTAAGATATCCGCATTAAGAAAGTTTTTATGTGTTATTTTATTGTTTATTTCAGTTGTAATATGGATTGTTCCTAAAGATGGCAAGGATGAGAAAACTGTATCAACAAGCGTCTCTCCGACACAAGACGTGAATCAGGAACAGAAAGAAAATACAGATAGTTCAGATAATGTTCAAACAAAGAAAATTTCAGCTTGGGAAGAAGCGTATAAAGATGTAGATGTGCGAAAAGTGGATTTGAAATTTGCATATAAAAATATAGATTATTATAAAGGAACGATCATCATGACGGTGGGAAAGGTAGAGTCTACAGAAGATGGTCAGTTGAAATTTGATACAAATTCGAAAAATTTCTTTTTTGAATATACATGCACATTCAAAGATGATGTGTCAGGTTATAAAGTTGGAGACAGGGTGTGCTTTATAGGAAAAGTAAACGCGACACACAAGTATTTTGGGACAAAAACAGTTGACATGTCTGATTGTTATGTTGTTGAATCTGGGAATACTAATAAATATGATAAACAGATTAAGTCAAACGCCAAACGTGAACAGAAATATATAGAAAAATGTAAGGATAGATTTAAGAAAAATAAAAAGGCAAAGGCTAAAAAGAACAAGAACAACTATTTGAAAAAGTGTAAGGCATATTCATATAAAAAGATTCAACGACAGCCTAATAAATTTAAAGATAAGTATATGAAGGTATCGGGGAAAGTTATTCAAGTATCTGAAGGTTGGTTCGATAGTGTAACACTCCGAGTAGAGGATGCTTCAGGAAACATATGGTATGTCGAATATACATATTCCAAAAAGGAAAATAAAATATTGGAAAATGACAAAGTGACATGCTATGGAAAATGCACAGGAACAGAGAGTTATGTTAGTATATTAGGCAATAAAATTACGATACCGGCATTGGATGCGGAATATATCAAATAATACTAGGATACATTTCACACAATTCACACTTCTACAATGCTATATTGTTATCAGAGAAATTAAGGCACTCGCCGTAAGGCGGGTGTCTTTTTCTATGGACATTTTGAAAGGACGGTGATGATTTATGGCATATTCGCATGCGAAAGGGTTGATCGCTCTGCCAACGGATTACAATGCTGCACAGATTGAATATACCTATCAGAAGCTGTCCTATAAGTATATACAGCCAAACGGTAATCTGACAATGACACCGAGCCAGATGCAGGATATAGACTCTTATGTGAATGGTAATGGTTATTTGAAACGTAAAGTGTTGAAACACCATAGAACGAAGATTGAATGGAACACACCGTATTTGACATATGAAGATAAATGCAAGCTGATAAAAGCAATACGAACCGGTTATAAACAAGGAGATGGATCATATGAATCCAGAACCATTCATGCGAGGTACTACAATGATTGGGAGGATGATTACTCAACAGGAAAATTTTATATGCCCGATGTACAGTTCCAATATGGTGGCTTATATCATGGAGCCCCGATGTATTTGCCGATCCGTTTGGCGTTGATCGAGTATTAGGGAAGGAGGCTGCATATGTTAGATCTAACAGAAGCGCAAAAGAAAATCTTTTGCAGCGGTACATATTTTCATGGCTATCAAATGCAATTCCCGGATCTGGGTCTGACGATCGGCAACGATACAATTCATTCTGAAGCGGTTACGATCAAGGAAAGCATCTGCGATGAAGAG